CGCGCGAGTGCTGGGTCATCAAGGCCATGGCGCGTGAGAGCTTCAAGGCGAAGACCGGCCGAGACCCCGCCGACTGGCCCAAGGACACGCAAGACGTTCAGTTCGACTGGTGCACGCCTGACGTCGTGTACATCTGCGACTTCTACAAGGTCGACAAGGTCAAGCGCACCTATGAGGTGTGGGTCTCGCCGACGGGCGACGAGAAGCGCATCAGCGACGACGACCACGACAGCGACGAGGAGTACGAGGCCGAGACCGCTGAGATGACCACGCTCGGCTGGCGCCTTGACCGCACCGAGAAGCGCGAGAAGCGCGTGGTGAGCAAGTATCTGATGGACGGCGGTGGAATCATCGGCGACCCCGACGACATCGCCGGCGACTGCATCCCCGTGGTGCCCTACTTCGGGAAGCGCTGGTACGTCGACAATATCGAGCGGATGTGCGGCGTGGCGCGCTACGTCAAGGACAGCCAGCGCCTCAAGAACATGCAGCTGAGCAAGTTGGCCGAGACAGCGGCGCTGTCGGCTCGCGAGAAGCCCATCTTCACCTCGGAGCAGATCGAAGGCCATGAGAACCGCTGGGCTGAAGACAACGTCAAGGACTGGCCCTATCTCACGGTTAACGGCGTCGATAATGCTGGGCAGCCGTTGCCCATCGGGCCCCAGAACTACACCAAACCGCCCATGGTGCCGCCGGCGATGGCTGCGCTCATTCAGCAGAGCGAGGCTGAGATCCGCGACATCCTCGGCAGCCCCGAGCAAGCCGAGAAGCTGCTGTCCGGCGTCAGCGGTAAGGCCGTCGAGATGGTCCAGCAGCGCGTCGATGGCCTCGCCGCGATCTACCTGACGAACTACGCCAAATTCCTCCGTCGCATGGCCAAGGTGTGGCTGGGCATGGCTGCAGAGGTCTACGTCGAGCCCCGTCGCAAGGTGAGGGTGATGTCGGAGGACGGCGAAGCGTCATTCAAAGAGATCAACAAGCCCAAACTGGGCAAGAGCGGCCAACTGCTCGAGGGTGTCGACCTCGAACGAGCGAAGTTCGACGTCTACGCTGACGTCGGGCCATCGTCACAGAGCGCACGCCAAGCCACGGTGCGAGCTCTCACGGGCATGATGACGCTGACGCAGGACCCGGAGGACTTGAAGATCCTGACGTCGCTGGCGCTCATGAACATCGAGGGCGAGGGCATGGGCGACGTCCGGCGCTTCTACCGCAAGCGCCTCGTGAGCTTGGGTGCCGTCGAGCCAACCGAGGAAGAACGCGGCGAGCTCGAGGCGGCTGCCGCTCAGCAGAAGCCAGACCCGCAAGCTGCGTTTCTCGAGAGCGAGGCGCAGAAGAACATGTCCGACTCTCAGCGCACCATGGCCGACGCCAGGCGCATTGTGGCGGACACGGCCAAGACCGAGGCCGAGACGCTCAAGATCATGCGTGACGTGCAGTCGCCGAGAGAGTAGGCTCGTCTTCAGCAAGCACTGGCGTCGGCCCTCGGCTATCCACATGGTGTGGGTGTCGGGGGCTGCGTTTTTGTGGGGTGCTTCTGCATTAGATTGCGCTTGACTTGCAAAGCCCTGCACTTTGTTGCAGCATATGGCCACCGGGCGTCAGTCCGAGGCCCCATGGGTTCCACCGCCCTTTATCGGTGAGAGGTCACAAACATGGATCCAGAGCAGGAGAGCGGCGAAGACGCCGTCGACATCGTCGAGGAACAGCCAGAGGTCGAGGTCGAGACAGAAGTGGAGACCCCAGAGGTCGAAGCCGACGTCGAAGCCCCACCCGAGGAAGACCCCGGCGAGACAGAGACGGTGGTGAGTCTGGGCGCGAAGCCCGAGACGACGGCAGAGCAGGAGTCAAGCACCTTCCGCGAGCTGCGCAAGCGACTCCGCGAGCAGGAGCGAGAAGCGAAAGCGGCGAAAGCCGAGCTCGAGCGCCTCAAGGCCCCTGAAAAGCCGCAACTCGGACCGAGGCCGACCCCGGCAGACAGCGACTACGACGACGACAAGCACACCGCTGCGCTCGAGGCGTGGCTGAAACAAAAGGCCGCCGTCGAAGCCGCAGAAGCTGAAGGTCGGAAAGCCCAAGAGAAGCAGGCCGAGGAGTGGACGCAGACGGTGCATCGGTACCGCGAGCGCAAGACGGAGTTGGCAGCCAAGGTCGCAGACTTTGACGACGCCGAGGAAACCGTCGCAGCCACCCTGAGCGTCGCGCAGCAGAGCGCGATCATGGCCTACGCAGAACAGCCTGAGGCGTTGATTTACGCCCTGGGTCGGAACGAGGGAAAGCTGAGCGAACTTGCAAAGCAGACCGACATTCTTCGTTTCGTCGCCGACATCGCCAAACTTGAAGCCAAGGATCTCACCGTGACCACAGCCAAGAAATCCCCCCCGAAGCCAGCCAAGGTCGTCAGCGGTGCAACCGCACCCGCGACCGCGATCGCCAGCAAGACCCTAGAGCGCCTCGAGGCCGAGGCCGAGAAGACCGGCGACCGCAGCAAAGTCCACGCATACCAGCGCGAGCAAAAGCGCAAGAAAGGCAAGTGATCCATGGGAGTCTCTGACTTCAGCAAGAGCGAGATCGTCGACTTCGACAAGATGATCGAAGGCATGGAGGACCAACTAGTTCTCCTCAACGATCGATTCGTCGACATGTTCTCCAACGACAAGACCAAGCTGGCGCAGGCCGGCGACACCATCTGGCGCCCCAAGCCGTACATCATGCGGTCGTTCAGTGGCCTCGACCAGACCGGCAACTTCGTCAACGCGACGCAGCTGAGCGTCCCCGCGTCGCTGGACACCAGCCTCGTGGTGCCGTTCAACATCAACCCCAAGGACAACCGCGACGCCTCGCAGCGTGAGCGGCTGTATCAGGGCGCCCGGCGCAAACTGGCGTCCGACATCAACCTCGCCATCCTCAACACCGTCAGCGACTACGGCACGTTGTTTGTCAAGCGCACCGGCGCCGCGAGCGGCTTCGATGACATCGCCGCGATCGACACGCTGCTGAACGAAGTGGGCGTCCCCCTCGACGGGCGATGTGTCGCCCTCTCGAGCGGCGCCTACAACAGCATGGCCAACGACCTCAGCAAGGCTGACCGCAGCTTCGGCAACGAGATCAGCGACGGCGCCTTGCGCCGCGCCTACGTCGGCATGCTCTCAGGCATCGACACGATCAAACTCGACTACGCCGCGCGCAAGGCCGCTGCTGCTGGCGGTGGCTCACTCACCGTCGACACTCGCACCTCAGCGGCGAACTTCTGGGTGCCCAAGGGCACCCAGGTGGGCACCACTGGCCGCAACAACGTCGACAACCGCTACCAGACCCTCACCATCTCCTCGACGACTGGCGTTGCGGCTGGCGATTGGTTCACCATCGCGGGCGTCAACGCCGTCCATCACGAGACCAAGCAATCGACGGGCAACCTGAAATCCTTCCGGGTCATTTCGGTCCCGTCTTCGACCACGCTGGTCATCAGCCCGCCGATCATCTCGGCGCAAGGTGGCAGCCAGGCCGAAGAGCAGTACCAGAACTGCACCGTGGCCGTCGCAGACGAGTCCGCCACCGCAGCCATTGTGTTCCTGAACACCGTGACCAACAGCATCAACCCCTTCTGGAACAAGGGCGCGCTCGAGGTCATGCCCGGCGTCTACGAGGTCGAGAAGAACAACGGCATCGGCCAGATGTCGACCACGCTGAGCAACGGCATCCAGGTGCTGTTCACCAAACAGGGCAGCGTCAACGACCTCGGCACCGACTACCGTCTCGACACGTTCTTCGGCGTCAACGCCATCGAGCCCGAGATGATTGGCGCCATCATGTTCAGCCAGAGCTGAGCACTCGGGGCCCTGCGGGGCCCCGCCTTTTCCTTCACATCATCCATCTTCGGAGTCAGACATGAGCAACCAGATCCTCCCCGGTGGCAGCGCCACGATCGTCATCCCCGCCGCAGAAAGCGTTGCGCTCTTCTGCCAAGGCCGCGCCCAAGTCTTGGAGCAAACCGGCCTCGTCAACTATCCCACGCAAGAAAGCCTGCTGCAGGAGATCGAAGACGAGCACACCGTCTTGGGCCCCTACAGCGCCGGCAAGACCCTCCGCGTAGTCGCCGTTGGTGACAGCCCCGTCGGCTACGAGGTGGGCGCCGCCCCCGTCGTCAAGCAGGCGTACCGCGAGCAGGGCCTTACTGGCACCCCCGTGGCTGTCGACGTCACTGGCGCCGTCAGCGCTGCGGCCATCCTCGGCGGGCTCGTGACCTCGGCGGCGGCGACGGTCGCCGGCACCATCCCCACCGGCGCGGTGATGGATGCGGCCAGCGAGTTCGACATCGGCGAAGGCGTCGAGTGGTCGGTGATCAAGGTGGGCGCCAACGCTTTCACCGTGACATCACCAGACGTGAGCCACACCCTCGTTGGTGCCGCCGGCGTCGGCGCGGGGGCCACTGGCCGCTTCTTCACGAAGAAGACCGCCGCCGACACGTTCATCACCTACCGCATCGGCTGAGATGTCGACGAGAGCGCAGCGGTGGTGTACTCTGCCGCTGCGCTCTTCTATGAGGTGAATCATGGCCGCGAAGAAGTCCAAGCCTGCGCCTAAAAAGGCGAACCCATTTCCGATGAAGAAGAAGAAGAAAGGTGGCAAGGCATGCTGATTTACCGCTGCCCCGGCGCCAATCACGGCCCATCAGGCACCACCTACGACTACAAGGGCATCGACGGCCCATGTCCTGATGGCTGGCACTTGTCCCTCGTCGATGCTGTCGCCGCGCACAAGGGCGAGAAGCCCGCGCCGCCCAAAGAGCCAGACCCTGCGCCTGACGCCCGCCCCTCGCGCGTTGAGCTTGAAGCTGAGGCGCTCAAGCTGGGCATCCGCGTTGACGGGCGCTGGAGCGACGCGCGCCTCGCTGAGCGCATCCTGGAAGCCATGGACGCGGGCGCCAAGCTCTCGGAGTCCTGATGTCTTGGACGAAGCGCGCATATATCACGGAGGCGATGACGGAGCTCGGCTTGGCCGACTACGTCTACGATCTCACGCCCGCCGAGATGCAGAGCGCGCTTCGCCGCCTCGACACCATGATGGCCGAATGGGAAGGCCGGGGCATCCGCGTCGGCTACCCGATGGCGGGCACGCCTGGGGCATCTGACATCGACGCTGAGACGTCTGTGCCCGAGGTCGCATCGACGGCCATCATCACCAATCTCGCGCGCCAACTTGCGCCCAGCTTCGGCAAGCAGGTTGCTCAAGAGACAATGATGACGGCGCGCAAGTCGTTGTCGACGCTGAGCAACA